ATTTTATATTAACGGAGAGGCTAATGTTGTCTTGTATTTACAAGAAGGCAATACTTATATCTTCGACCAATCAGATAGTACAAACCTAACTCATCAATTAGCTTTTTCAACTACTGCTAATGGTACTCACGCAACACCAGCAGGTGTTGCTTATACTACAGGTGTAACTACAGCTGGAGTTCCAGGTAATGCAGGAGCAAGTGTAACTATTAATGTTGCACCAGTTAGAACAACTGGCGCTCCACTATTATTTTATTATTGTACTGCTCACAGTGGTATGGGTAATACTGCACAAACTATTTCACCTACTTCAGAAACTACAGAATTCAATCCACAAATAGATGATATTATAGAAGAAGCATTTGAGAGAACAGGTGTTAGAGGAACTAGAACAGGTTATCAATTAAGATCTGCAAGACGTTCTTTAAATATTATGTTTCAAGAATGGGGTAATAGAGGTGTTCATTTATGGAAAGTAAAGTTAGCTAAAGTTCCATTAGTTGAAGGACAAGCAGAATATAATTTTGCTTCTGATTCAGAAAATTTTCCTCAAGATATGGATTCAATATTAGAGGCATATTACAGAAACAATTCTACTACAACAGCTCCACAAGATATAGCACTAACACAAATCAGTAGATCACAATATTCACAAACACCAAATAAATTAACTAAAGGTACACCTTCACAATATTACGTAGAAAGAAAATTAAACCCAAGTATATTTTTATATGCAACACCAAGTTCAAGTGTATCAAGTACAACCACACCAAGTAGTTTTCAATTTTGTTTTTATTATTTATCTAAAATTCAAGATGCTGGAGCATATAATAATACTTCTGATGTAGTAAATAGATTCTATCCTTGTATGATGTCTGGTCTTGCATATTATTTAAGTCAAAAATATTCACCAGAGATGAGTCAAGAATTAGAACGAAGATATGAAAGTGAATTGTTAAGAGCACTTGATGCAGACAATCAAGGAACATCTACTTTTATTTCACCACAAACATTTTATGGAGATGGAGTATAATGGGCGGATATGCATCAGGTAAACACGCATTAGCAATTTCTGATAGATCAGGAATGGCATTTCCATATTCTGAAATGGTTAGAGAATGGAATGGTGCATTAGTTCACTATTCAGAATTTGAAGCTAAACAACCACAACTAGATCCAAAACCTGTTGGTTCAGATCCACAAGCTTTATTTAATCCAAGACCACAACCAGCTTCAAAAGCTAGTTTAATTTTATTAAATTCAAATCCATTTACATCTGTTATTTATTCGGGAACAACTTATGTAAATGTTTTTTCGGAAGATCATCAAAGAGCTGCTGGTGATATTGTAAGATTTAGAGGACCACCAGAAGTAATTACTTCTGGACCAGGTGGTGATAGTGCTGATACTCCAAACTTACAACAGTTTGCTAACATACCTACATTTGATAATGTAAGTGATTTAAATAATACAAATGGATTTACAATTGCATTAGGTCAAATAGATTCATCTGGCACTGTAACTGGTGCAACTACTTCTGATGCATTAACAGATCCAATAAATTATTTTTATATAACAAGCACAAGCTCTGCTACAAGTGGTGGAGTATCCGGCGGCGGAGATAATTGTTCTGCAGGACCAGTAACATTAGAGGTAGTAAACGGATAATGGCATACACTTTAGATAATTTAAGAACTGATATTAGAGGATATACAGAAGTAGATAATGGAGCTACAACTCCAAAAGTTTTAACTGATTCTGTATTAGCAACTATTATTAAAAATGCTGAAAATAAAATTTATAGAGAAATAGATACAGATCAAAATGTATTTTATGCAACATCAAATGCTATTATTGGAAACAGATATGTGACTATTCCATCTGATTTAAGAGCAATTAGATATGTACAATTTAAAGATCAAGCGGGAAATCAATATTATTTAGAGCAAAGAGACACTAGTTTTATGGCAGAATACTATTCTACACCTGGAACTTCTGCTGTAGATATTCCAAAATATTACGCTAATTGGGATGAAACTTTTTGGGTGGTGGCTCCTACACCTGATAAAACTTATGAAATTACACTAGCTTATGATAAAGAACCAGAAACTATAACAGATACGACGTCTAATCCTGCTCCAGCCACAACTGGAACTTATCTGTCAAATAAATATCAAGATTTACTTTTGTACGCTTGTCTGGTAAATACATATGCATACTTGAAAGGCCCGCAGGATATGTTACAATACTACTCACAGGCTTATAGACAAGCAATCGAATCGTACGCTATCGAGCAAATCGGTATCAGACGCAGAGACGAATATCAAGATGGTGAAGTTCGCGCTCAACTTAACGTTAAACCACCATCAAGTTAATTAAGGAGATAAAACAATATGGCAAACATAATACCAAATAGTTTTAGAGGTGCTCTCTTCTCTGGTCAACACGACTTTCAAGCTTCTGGAGGAAACACTTTTAAAATTTCTTTGTATACAACTAACCCTTATACCGATGCATCAACAGTTGCTTTATTAGGAACTGGAAATGGCGAAGTAAGTTCAGGTGGAAGTTCTAACTATTCTGTAAAAACATTAACTAATAATGGAGTTGCATCTAGTACAGCTGTTGCTTCAGTAGACTTTGATAATGTTAGTTATACTAGTGCATCTTTCACTGCAGCTTTTGCAGCGATATATAATAATGATACAGTTGATGGTACACAAAATAGATTAGTAGTGGTTTTAGATTTTTTAGGTAACAAGACAGCAACGAATGGTACTTTTACTATTACGTTTCCTGATCCTGCTACACCTGCTAATGCAATTATTAGTATGAGTTAAGGAAAAAATTTATGGCTTTGGTTTTAAACGACAGAGTAAAAGAAACTAGTACAACACAAGGAACAGGTGATATTACGCTTGCAGGTGCGGTTACTGGTTTTTTAACATTTAATAGTGGTATTGGAACTTCCAATACTACTTATTATGCTATCTTTGAACAAGGCACTAACAACTTTGAAGTAGGTTTAGGAACTCTTTCAGCGTCTACAACTTTACAAAGAGATACAGTTTTAAGTAACTCTGCAGGTGATACTAGTAAAATAAATTTTAATACAGGTGGAACAAGTACATTAGATGTATTCTGTACTTTTCCTGCAGACAAAACAATTGATATGGTATTAACAACTCAAGGAGATGTACCCTACGCATCAGCAGCTAACACTCCAGCTCGTTTAGCTTTAGGAACAGCTGGTCAAATTCTTCAAGTAAATTCAGGAGCAACAGCACCTGAATGGGCAGAGAGTGGAGGAGTAACAGCAGGGTTCGTGATTGCAATGTCAATCGCCTTGTAGTATAAGGAATAAATTATGGCACAAAATTTCAGAAATTATTTAACACGAAACACAGGAACATCAGCAGTTGATGCTTTAAGTGGAGCTGCCAATAGTTTTGATACTTTAATTAGTGTTAGAATGTCAAACACAACAACTTCAACTATTCAAGTAGATGCTTTTATTAGAAGATCATCTTTGGATTATTATTTAATTAAAAATGCACCGATCGTATCAGGTGGATCATTAGAACTAATTGACGGAGGCTCGAAGATAGTACTTGCTTCAGGAGATCAATTGTTTGTTGAATCAGACACTGCATCTTCTTTAGATACTGTCGTTGGCGCTGTAGATGATATAAGTACATAGGAGAATTATGGCATACTTAGGCAACTCTCCCGCTAGAAGTTTTATAAGCTTTGAAAGACAAGTATTTACAATTGTCAATTCACAAACTGTTTACACATTAGATCATAGCGTTACGAACGAAAATGATATTAGACTTGTTGTAAACAATATTGTCCAAGAGCCGGGATCCGGTAAAGCTTATACTGCAACAGGAACTACCCTTACACTATCAGCAGCATTGGTTAATGGTACAGATGAAATGTACTGTGTATTTCTAGGTAGAGCAACAGCAACAAATGCACCTGGCGCAGGGTCAGTGGGCACTTCACAATTAGCTGCGGACGCAGTTACAAATGCTAAAGTAGACTCGTCTGTAATTACAGGACAAACAGCAGAAACATCAATCGCTACAGACGATTTAATTTTATTATCAGACACTTCTGCTTCTGGTGCATTAAGAAAAATGACTAGAGCAAATTTTGTATCTGGTGTTGGTGGAACTAATGAATGTATATGGTTTGCATCACTAACTTCAGATCAAACAATAAGTCACAATAGCAGTACAAAAGTTGCTTTTTCTAATGAAGTTATAGATACAGATTCAGCATATGATCCTACTACAAATTATCGTTTTACAGTGCCTTCAGGAAAAGGAGGAACTTACAGAGTAGATTTTGGTTTTTGGTGTTATGATGGAGGTAGTAATCTACAACAAATTGTTGGATACATTTATAAAAATGGAACAGATCTATTTAATATTAGAGGACAACACAATGCTGGTGGAGAATATGCTGGATATGTAAATATAAGTTCTGTAATTACTTTATCTGCTGGAGATTATTTAGAAGTATATTGTTATGGACAAGAAGCTAGTTCAGGTACATTTGTTATATCTGGATCTGGAAACGACGCAAAATTTAGAAATTTTTTTAGTGGATACAAATTAATAACATAGGAAAATTATGGCAATAAGTAAAGTAACAACAGCATCGATAACAGACGCAGATATCACTACAGCTAAATTGGCTTATGATGCCGCTCCGTTTAGAAACATCATCATCAATGGAGATATGAGTATTGCTCAAAGAGGAACTTCAACAAGTGGTTTAGGTTCTGATGGAGCTACAACATATGTTTTAGATAGATTTAAATTTCAAGTTAATGGTTCTGTTTCAACTGCAAGATATACAGTATCACAAGATACTGATGTACCTACTGGTCAAGGTTTTGTTAAGTCATCAAAAATTGATGTAACAACTGCTGACGCATCACTAAATTCTGCATACTATTCATTTTATAGACAAGAAATTGAAGGTCAAAATTTACAGTATTTAAAAAAAGGAACAGCTAATGCTGAAAGTATTACAATGTCATTCTGGGTTAAATCAAATAAAACTGGAACTTACATTTGTGAAATAGATGATAACGATAATTCAAGAAACATTAATAAATCTTATACAATAAATAGTGCTGATACTTGGGAAAAGAAAACTATTACTTTTGCTGGAGATACTACAGGAACTTTAGATAACGATAATGGTAGTAGCTTTAGAATATTTTGGTGGTTAGCTGCTGGAACTGATTTTACTTCTGGTACATTAGCAACTGATTGGGAAAGCACAGTAAATGCAAACAGAGCAGTAGGTCAAGTCAACCTTGCAGATAGCACAGCTAACGAATGGTACATTACAGGAGTACAATTAGAAGCTGGAACAACTGCATCTGATTTTGAGTTCTTGCCTTTTGATGTGAATTTAGGAAGATGTAAAAGATATTGTCAAAAATATATTGACCCACATTTAGTTGGTGTAAATAATAGTGGTAATTTACCAAGTAGAGTAGGAATGAATTTACCCGTTGATATGAGAACAACACCATCTGCAAGTATTTCAGGAACTTTTGGATTTTGGGACGGTGGTGCAACTCAAAATTACACAACTGTTTCTGCTTTTTTTCTTAATTCAACTTCTATTCAAATGGATTGGAGTGGTTCAACATTTTCTGTTGCTGGTAAAACTAATATTCAATATTTATCTAGTGGCAGTAATTATATATTAATAGATTCGGAGTTATAAATGATAAAAACTGTAGAAAAAAAATATTGTCAAATAACAAATGAATTTTCTTGTTATAAAGTAATATATACAAATGAATTAGAAGTATTTGTACCTCACAACCAAGCAAACAAAGATTACCAAGCAATACAAGAGTGGATAGCAGCAGGAAATACTGTTATTGATAATCCACCAGAATAATATATAAGTATAACAAAGGAGACAAAAACTATGGCATCACTTTCAAGCAAAATCAAACAGTACGCATCAAATAATGGTGTCGCTTCTGTTGACTTTACGACTGACGTTTTGCTTCAGGATGACTCAAACGGTCAGGGACCCTACATCAAGGAATGGAATATTTCTGGATTAGCGCAACCGACTGCAGAGCAACTGAACGCTGTAGATTCTGCTGCTGACTTGTCTGAAAGACAAGCTGCTGTAAGAGCTACAAGAAAAACGGCTTACGGTGATCTAGGTTCACAGTTAGATATGCAGTACCACGACAACGTTGATGGTACAACTACTTGGAAAGACCACGTAGCAAGTGTCAAGACTGCAAACCCTATCCCAACTGAATAAGGAGAGTACAATTGGCTTACGTAGGAAAAGCTCCTTTAACAGGAGCATATCAAATACTGGACGACATATCAGGATCGTTCACTGGATCAACACCGGGACCGTTTAACTTAACGGTTAGTGGGACTGCTATATCTCCAGGAAACGAAGCTAGTTGTTTAATCTCAATATCAGGAGTCATTCAAGACCCAGCAGCCTATACAATAACAGGCAGTCAGATTACATTTACCTCAAACCCAGCATCTTCTGATACTTTTTTCGGAACTGTGCTTGGTAACACTTTTGATATAGGTACACCAACAGATGCAACAGTAACTGCAGGTTCTTTAGCTACAACTTTTTTCGTGAAAAATAATCAAACTTGGAATAGTATCAATATGACTGGAAGTAATAACGGAGCCTTGGTTGGACCCGTTACAGTTTCAGGGACGATCACTATACCATCAGGGAGTACATTTGTAATTTTATAATGAGTAAACTTGAGACAAACACAATTGATAATATATCTGGAAGCAGTACGCTTACGATTGGAGATAGTAATACATCTACAATTGCATTAAAGTCTGGTGCTACACTTACAAATTTTCCTGATAACACTCCAGCTTTTATGGCTACAAATGATTCAACTCAATCTGTATCTTCTGGAGCTTGGACGGAACTTAGTAATTATGACAGAGTAGTATTTAATACTGGTTCAAATTATTCTGCTGCTACAAATAGATTTACTCCAACTGTTGCTGGAAAATATTTTTTTTACGCTTCAGTACGTTTAGGAAATATAAGCGCTGAAAATTATTTATCTTTAAATAAAAATGGAGCAACATCAGGATCCAACGATAATGTTCAAACTCTTAGAAATGATGGTGGATCAACTTATTCTGTTCAAAATTCTTGTATTTTTGATATGAATGGATCAACTGATTATGTATCAGTATTTGTTTATCAATCAAGTGGTTTTAATCAAGATTATGGAGACACTGATTATTCATATGGAAGATTTTTAGGATATAGGATTATAGGAGCATAATGGCAGACGGAACATTAAAAGTAGGAACAATAACAACTAGCTCTGGATCAGGGACGATTACAATTCCTAATACAGTAACTGTGGCTGGTGCTATGGCTAACACTCCAGCTTTTAGAGCATATAAATCAGGTAATACAACTTTAAGTGATGCAACACAAACTGCAGTTGTATACGATAGTGAATTTTTTGATACAGATAATGTTTATGATACTTCAACTGGAATTTTTACAGTTCCAAGCGGTAAAGGTGGTAAATATTTTTTAAATACTGTTACTAGAATAACAGGAGGTACTGCCAACGCTTTTTTAAGTGCTTATGTTCAATTTGAAATAAATGGAACCAATAATGAATATAGACAAAGATCTTATGCTACTTCAAGCGGTAATTTTAATAATGATTCTATAGAAATGAATTCTATAATTAATTTAAATGAAGGAGATGCAGTTAAAGTTATGATATATTTAGATGTTGCTAGTGGAACAGCAATATTAGTTGGTGCCGCAGCAGCAAATGCTGTAACAATTTTTGGTGGATATAGGATTATAGGAGCATAATGAGCAGTATATTAAAAGTAGACGAGATACAAGATACATCAGGCAATAACATTATCAACGAGAATGCTAATACCATTACTATTGGTAAAGCGGGTGATACTACAAATATTGTTG